AGAGGCAATAACAGGTGAGAAAGATAAAGTCATTACTCAATCACAAGTTGATGATGGAAGTAGAGAAGAGGCTGATTTAGGAAAACCAGAATATCAACAAATAGATCAATCAAAACTTGTACCACTGCTAACCGCAGCTCTGCAGGAAGCAATAACAAAAATAGAAACCTTAGAAACTAAAGTCGCAGCACTGGAGGCAGCATGAGTACAATAAAATTACCAGCTGCCAGCGGAGGCGGCTCAATCTCTTTAAAGGGACCATCATCCGCAGGAAGTGATACAGATTTCTTAGATACAAGTGGGAATCTAAATGTAAGTGGAGATATAGATTTAGCAGGTAAAATAAAATTACCTCACAGCAGTGGAAATAGTATGAGCCTCGCTGCTCCTGCAACGAATCCGAGTGGAGATTTAACTCTGACGTTACCTACAACAATAGGTAGCAATGGTCAATATATGAAGGTAGATGGTAGTGGAAATTTAGGATGGGTAACACCTCCAACAATTCCGGCAGGAGGTAAGATTCTTCAGGCAAAAAATAATACCACTACATCAGGCGTAAACTCTACGACTAGTAGCTGGACAAATTTCTCTGCTTGTAATATGGATTTTACACCTACTGCTGCTGATAGCACATTGATTTTACAAGTAATGTTTCAAGCATGGTGTTATAGAAGCGATGCTGGTGACGGTCCAATTGCTAAATTCCAAGTTTCAAAAGACGATAATTCAAATGCTTTATTAGCTCCACTTTTAGCTACTGGTCATCATGACACACAGGTAGAACTCTATGGTTCTATGGCGTCTTCTATGAGTGAATCAGCTGGTAATACAACTCAAAGAACTTATAAAATTTATTATAAATTGGAAAGAGGAACTTCAATGCAAATTAATCCTAATTCCGGATCGCGAGCATCTATAACTGTATGGGAGGTGGCAGCATGACTACTACATTTGATGCAATTCTATCGCTACGCGCAGGTGCAGAATTTAGTGTTCTTAGTGATGATGATGGGAAAGAAACAATTGAGTGGTTTGATTCAAAACAAACTCAACCTTCAGATTCAGATATTGCTACTGAAAAAACTAGATTAGATAATCTATATACTGCTGAAAAATATAAAAGAGATAGATCAGAAGCTTATGATCCAATTAAAGAACAATTAGATCAAATCTATTGGGACAAAAAGAATGGCACTAACAAGTGGGTCGAAGCCATTGACAAAGTAAAATCAGACAATCCTAAACCATGAGTCAATTAAAAGTAAATACAATACGCCACACAGGTGCATCAAGTGATGCGATTACATTGGCTAGTGATGGAACGTGTACAGCAAAGATTACTAATTATCCAAGACATAATCTATTAATTAATGGTGCTTTTTCTATAAGTCAAAGACAAGGAACCACAGGAGGTAACCCAAGTAACAATGACTATTGGATTGATAGATGGAAAGCAGGTTTATCGCAATCAGCTAAGTATGGTCTCCAACAGAAAACATCTACTCCTGCAAGTGGTTTTAAAGAGTATTTATCAATAGCTTCAAACTCAGCTTATACATTAACAACTAATGATCATTTCTTTATTGAGCAATGTATTGAAGGAGTCAATGCTGCACCTTTAGATTATGGTTTAGCAACAGCAAAAACAAGTACATTATCTTTTTGGGTTCGATCAACATTAACTGGTACTTTTGGTGGAGCATTTTCAAATAGTGCAGGAGATAGGTCTTATGTTTTTGCATACACTATTTCTTCTGCTAATACTTGGGAGAAGAAGAGTATAACAATCGCAGGTGATACAAGCGGAACATGGCTAAGAACTACTGGGATAGGATTAAAAGTAAGATTCAATTTAGGTGTTAATGGTACTTGGTCAGCAACAGCAGGATCTTGGGGAGCAGGAAATAAAGCTGGCGACGCAAGTCAAGTTGCTTTAGTCGCTACAAATAACGCAGAATTATTATTAACTGGTGTGAAACTTGAAATAGGAGATACAGCTACAGAGTTTGTCACATCATATGGTTCTGAATTAGCTAGGTGTCAGAGGTATTATATTCAATATGATGTAAATACTGGAGCCACTTGGAGCGCTAGAATGAATGGGTCAAGTAACTCTGATGGGTATATAGATTTCCCAGTAGAAATGCGAGCAGATCCGACAGGTTCAGTAAGTTTTGATAGTGCTGTCTGTGAACAGGGATCAACAGCAAAAACAGTAAGTGGAATAACTGCTACTGGATACGGGCCAAGGATGGGGCATGGAAGATGTTCTTTATCTCAAAGTGGTACTAACGGATATGCTTCTTATAATCGTTTAACTGGTACATCTAAACTTATGTACGATGCGGAGCTTTAATCATGTCTATTACTTATAAACTTTTCAAACTTTCCGAAGTTACGGGTGTTGAACACGTTATCAAGAAAGATGATTTAGGAATGGAATATACGATACCATTCGACCCAGAAAACACAGACTATCAAGTATACCTCAAGTGGGTAGACGAAGGTGGTAACACAGCGGAGGCAGCAGACTAATGGTACTAACCCTTGTCGCAAATAAACCTACCTGAAGCTAACCTACCTAGACCAATAAATATACCGAAGGTTCAACTCAAAGTACCAACTGCTGATATCCCTCGGTATATACCTATGGTTATACCTCCTTCTGATTTAGAACAACCAGAGGGAGTAAAAGCTGCAGCTAGCGATACAATTCAACCTGAAGCGCCTAAGTTACAGATACCTGTATTAGATATACAGATGCCACTACCGGAACCAGCGGTAGTCATCACAGCAGTCACAACAGCTGTAGTAGCTGTAGCTACGACTTCAGTTACCTCAACCCTATTTGAACCTATCAAGAAGAAGGTTCAGAAATTTATCCAAGGAAAAATTGACGCATGGAAGAAAAAGAGAGAAGCCCAAAACCAAACCTCCTAACAAAGCTTAAAGATGGTATAGACGATCAAGAAGAACACATACAGATTCTTGGTACTTTTGTACGTCTTGGAGTGGTGGTTTGGTCGGGCTTTATTTGAAAATCATTACTCTCAACTATGTAGAGATTCCGATGATTACGAAAGGTTCTAGTGGCGATATCACTTTCCCTGCCTCGATTTTCACAGGAACACTTTCGACATTTGGAATTACTACCTCTAATAACAACAACTCAAAGAAAAAAGACGAGAAAGAATGAAAAAATGGCTATTACTCTTAATGCTGTTAACACCAACAGTAGCAAGAGCGGAAATCATCACGCCTCAGTTCACCCAAGGATCAATGCAATCCACTACCACTACGGTTCAAGAGATAACGGAGGAGATCGAGATCGAAGTACTAGGTGGAACCTACAACAAATGGTCTGGAGAAAATGTAACCGCTACCTCAGCAAGCTCTGGAGGAATTGCAGATACAGATGTGATCTGGTCAATAACAACAGCTGGAGATCCATTCACATTAGAAACAGTAACCAGAGCCGCAGGGGTTGTAGAGACTCAAGACATTACTCGGACTATCGAAACTACTGCTACTACTTCTTCCTTATCTATCTTCTCTCAATAGGTCTACCTGTTAGAGCTGAAGATGAGATTAATAACACATCCAATCCGGTAGCGGCTGCGACGGGAAATGTAACCAATCAAGCAATTCAATTTCAAAATAATGGAGCACCTTCGAGACAGCAGTACTCACCTGGTGTTTCGTGTAATGGTAGTACCATGACTTTCTCCCCGTTCTATATGGGTAATCACGTTAAACCTTGGGATGACCAAATGGATACGATGGGTTACACCATGACGGAGAACTGGGGAGCACAAATTAATTTTATGGTTCCACTAGATAAACGTGGACTAGAACAATGCCGACGCATCGCTAAACGTGTTGAAGAAAAGATGAGATTGGATCACGAGATGATTCGCATGAAGGAATGTGCAGGTCTAATGCAGAAAGGATTCATGATTAAACCTGGTACAGATTTTGCCGTCTTATGCAATGACGTAATACCTATCGCCTCTTATCTAAAACAACAAGCAGCTAAAAACCCTCAACCACCTAAGAAACCTTGGTGGCATATATCAAACCCATTCAAAAAATGAGCACACTAAGCAATCAATACGAAGCAGAAGCTAAGAAAAGAGCTGAAAAGCCTAAGAAAGAATCTAAGAAAACCACTACCAAAACTACTAAGTAATCATGATCATCATCAAACCCATCCTTGTCGCATTCCTTTCCACTTCTGCAGTTAAGAATTTAGTTATTCAATTGTTAGAAGCATATGCCAATTCCACTGATAACACTATTGATGATAAAGCCGTAGAGCTTATTAAAAAGAACTTATTCCCTGGGATGAAATGACAACAGTAAAAGCACTAACAGCAGCCGAGAAAAGGAAACTTCAAGAGCTACTTCAACGACAAGATATGTGGTTGAAGAAAAAGAAGACTCTTAATACAGCTAAAGCTAAAACTAATAAGAGGAAAGCATAATGCCTTACCAAGTAACAGACAGAAAAGGAGTACTTCATGGTACTTATAAAACCCTAAAGGGTGCTGAAAATAAAAAGGACAAACTAGACAACGAATACGGTGGCTACAAATACTCCGTTAAAAAGATATGAAGAAAGCCACTGAAGATCAATTAAAAACTAAGAATAAAAATGGGTAAGCAAGATCAATTAAAAATTAATCCTAATTCAGTCCCAGGTAAAGTTCTAACTGAAAGAAAGAAAAACCCTGGTCCTCTTGGAAGTAGGAGTAATCCTTGGCCTGAAGGAACACCAGCTTGGAAAAAAGGTGGCTTCAAAAATCAAAAGGAGTATGAAAAAGCTGTTAAAGCTGACCCACGTATTAGGGGATGGCTTGAGTAATGAAGAAAGCCACTGAAGACCAATTTAATGAATTACATAACCTAGTCACTACTGAATTCCTTAAACGGGTCAAGAGTGGCGAGGCAACTACCCAAGATTTAAAAGCAGCCTGTGATTGGCTTAAAACTAATGACATAAGTGGTATCGCTATGGATGGCAATCCTTTGTCGAAACTAGCAGCCATTATGCCAACAGTAGATCCAGAACTTGTACAAACGAGGT